GTAGGCTTTCCCTCACTAAAAATAGAAGAAATTGGGGGAAACAAAACAAAAGTAATGTGAATTAAGAATAAACGTTATTTAAAAGATTGCCACTTAGAAACCATACCAAATGTATGGCCCACAAGGCTGACTTCCTCCTTGTGGAATAAACTAAAAACTTAAGGGTGTAGATAAACGTAAAATAAAACATCCAAAAATAAAATAGCCTAGAAAAATGTGTGATCAAACCGTATCCGGATTTGTGATGGCCGCAGTAAGTTGACAGTAACCGGGCCACTGGAGAACACTGAAATTGAAATCGTCTCCAACGGATTGATACACACGAAATACGTAAGATGCGGGGGTGGGCGAGTAATACGCAGGGGGCGGGTCAATTTCAAAGAGAGCCCACTCTGGTGCTAGGGAGTTCGATCCCGTGACAGGCTGAGGCCCGTTAGCAAGAGTAGAGAGCGGCTCAGCGGTACTAACCACGCGCTGCGGATGGGTCCACTGAAGGTGCACCGTCAATGTCCTTGTCTGTGACAGATCGAACACCGCTGCACCTTCCACTCCTCCAAGAGTTGCATTTGATACGCCATTGACCAGCTGGCTGGGGGTAATTTGTGAGACGTACACGTGACCTTTAATGGGCATGTCGGTAGTTGAAATCGACACACCTTGACAGGCGGCGCGCACAATCATTGAGCCCCTAAACCAACGGAAACAACGACACAAAATCTGCATTTCTGGGGTGAGCGGCAGCGTGTATGGCACGGACGGAAAGGTAAACCTCTGGTTCGCGCCAGCTACCGCAGTTACAGTATCTCCTAGCACACCAAAACGATGCAAGTAGGTGCGCCAGTTTGTCAACTCTTCGTTAGAATTGAAGCCGTACACTGTGGGCAGTGTGGTCGCCTGGAATGTCCTCGCAGGTTTCATCATTGCCAGCTCTGCGTCTCCGATGACCGGATTGGTCTTTGCATGTTGCGCCATTTGGGCTTTCGCGCGTCCCTTTAGAGAGGGTGCCGCTGGGCCCGAACGTGCTTCATGGTAAAACTCATCTTCGCTCGACGGATCAGGAATGTTGTTAAATGCATTCCAATTTTTCGCAAGGGCTGACGAGAACGTCACCTGTGGTAGCGCACTCCTCGGGCGCACGAACTGGAAGTCCGGGCCCGCACAGTAAAATACAGACACATCAATGTTGGTGAGAACCGTCGAACTAGTAACAATGGGGCTCTCCAGAACCATGAGCAGGTTTCCATCTGCCCACGCGTCGGAGTAAGCTGCGCTGGGACCAGTTGTAGCAGTGATGGACACGTTTGTCATCGGTCCACCCGTGCGTTGGAGACGTCTCGGGTACAAATACGGTACGATCAAGTCGATCGACGTGGAACCACGAACTTCAAAGAGTTCAGAGCGCACATCTCCGTCACCTGCAGTAAGACTCGTAGGAAGAGTCGCTGACTGAGGGAGGAGGAAAAAGCGCACCCAGAACACCGTGAAATCCGTGCTTGCCAAGACGATCCTGACACGTTTAGAGCCGCGATAGTACTCGAAGAGGTTTGCCGCCATCGCAAGGTGGGTCATTGAGTAGTTAACCTTGCCCGAACTGCCGTTCAGTGTAGCGCTCGTCAACATTGGGGTCATGGGCCATCGCCTGATAACGGTGTTTGTTGCAGTAGAGACTGGAATGCTAAATAGATCCACAAGACATGGATGACCAATATGGTTCATGATCATCATGTTGTCACGTGTGTCGACATTTGCGCCAGCGTCATCAGCTACGTGTGCATTCGGATTGATAGATGTCGTCTCCGCCATCACGCTCCCTGAGCCAAGTGCATGGCCCCGACCATCGCTCCCAGAGGTGGGAACAACAGCCGTAGAGCTGAAAGGGCGATCAAGTCCAAAAATGCTCAACACTTTGCCAACAACGCCAGCAATCATCTGGATCGGTCTAGCAAAACCTCCAATAATCGGGACGTCTGCTACGACACCAGCCACGGAGCTAACTCCGTTCGCCACGTCACTGAGCTTGAAACTTTTACTTTCCTTAATTTGCTCGTTTTGAACGCTACTCATTTGAGCCTTCGCACGTCCGGTAGGATGTCTGCCAGACACATTGGTCGTCGCCGTGTAAACGGTCGTATCAAGTGTCGGCCCTTCAACCACCTCATCGCAGAAGTTCGCATAAATAGTGATGTCAACAGAGCTAGTCGGAGAAGCAGAAGTCGAGCGCAACGGCGTCAGTGGAGCGAACCAAAAAGTGCCGATGTCGCAAACAGAAGTCGCAATCGGAAAGAAGTCTTCCGGATGATTCCAGTTCAGTTTGAGTTTCACTGTAGGGGATTCCTCGGTCGGGATAATCACGTGTGGAACGCAGGTTAGAGAATACGGGGGGTTTGAAGCGATAGGATCATTGTACGCAGTGTTTGGACACCACGCCACAATTATGTGACCCTGCATCATCTTCGACCCAGTAACACGTATCTCCAGCTCAACGCCACCACGCATGTAAGCCCAACGCGTGAGCAAATCCTGAATCTTCAGTTGTGAGTTGAACAGAGCGTTCGGGAACTGTAGGTAGCCCAAGAGAGAGCCGACCGTAGAAGTGGTGCTGTATGTAAAGCCGGCCACATTGTACGATCGACGAAGCTGAGCAATCAAGTTCGGGGGGTACGGTGTCGAGACCTTTTCAGACGTTGAACGTCCTAATTGCTCTCGAGCATCGAGGACGGTGGAATCAAGTGTTTCCACAACGTCTTTTTTCTCTGTCACAGTCACACCTGGTTCTTCAAGACGTTGCTGTCCAAGACCCTCCAGTGAACCCATCTGCGCCACAAAGCGTAAAGCCACGTTGTCACTCAGCGTAATTTCCCACGGAACCGAAGCCCCGTCGGTCAGTCCGCCAAGCCCATGCCATTTGCCGAGTAGTTTGCCGTATGAGAGAACGACAGGTTCGCAGTCATGCTTTTTCAGGAGCACATTCAAGTGTGCCTGGAAGCGATCCCATTCTGGTTTATCAAAATGATGGAATGCCTCCAACAGTGTCCCCCTGACAAGCTTTGTCTGCGCCACATGTGGTGGGTCACCTTTAGACCGCCACAGAATGGCATTGATAAGTGTACTCATCGGAAGTGGAGCCTTCCAGCCGGAGTCAGTCTTACTGAATTTCCGCTGCAAGAACTCGAGTTCTTCATCTGGTATGAATGCACGGAGTTCCTTTGTTTTGCCAGGATCCGTGATCTGCATACCCAAGTCTTTGAAGCCCTTTTCCAGCGAGAAAGTATCAAACCATGCTGCGATGGCGTCGTGAACGCTAACCACATTGTCGTCGCCAAAGACGAGAGGAATAACACATTTCATAAACGTTTCCCAGTTGGGGTGTTCTGCGTCTGGTGTTCCTGCGAACTTAGTTTTCCAAGCTTTTGCATAAGAGTAGCAAATGCTGAAAAGAGTCACGCAAGAATTGAAGAACGCAGTAATCCAACTTCCGGTGGGATTGTTACGATCAATGTCATACTCCCATGCTCCGACGACTTCAGTCCGATGGAATGTCGCATACAGGATTCCCTCCCGTATGAGCGCGACTTCCACGTCCGTGTAAACCTGGTCCTCATCGTCAGTTGCAAGTTTGGTTTCAATAGTGTCCCAAATCGCCGATTTTTCTTCTTCAGTCAAGTGTTCAATGTGTTGCCAATCACCTAACCAAATTAGGATCTGTTTGCAGATTTCCTCTATGATTTCCTTGAGGATACTTCCGTCCATATTTCCAATGTCGGAAGCGCTCTTGTGCCAGAGCTTGTTTCCAATCCGCAAACGGGTCGCCTGAGCTCCCCATGCCGTTCCTTCGTGAGGGTTAATACCAATCGCGAAGGCACTGCTCGCATGTTGCGTGTACAGTTCCGCCATGGGGTTCAGGAAAAATCGACGAGCTAGGGCATTAAATGCCGCCGGTGCGATCGTGATCAGTCGTGTGTCCACTGATTCCACTTTCGCAAACTTGCGTAGTTCGTCTTTCAAACATTTGAAGTACTTGGTGCGTTTCCGTCGTCGGATCCGCCGAAGTTCCTTTTTCTGCATCTCTTTGAATTCCTTGGTTCCAGTCCACAGCCGCGTAGCTGGATCGAAGTTCATGTAATCTCGTTTGCCGTTTCGTGGTACACGAGCTCCGTGTTCGTCTTCAAGGATCCCAAAGGATGTAGAAACCTCCAGCGCCTTCTTGTAAGGCACACCAGGTACTCCAGAAATTGACTCATCGATAGTCATTGGTTTGGTGTTGTGCACATGAGGCATCAGGTTTTGGAAAAACCCTGACGCTTCTGCAAAGCATTGCGCATCAATGTTACCTCGCTCGTCCTTAGTAGCACGAGCGGCACCACGATCCAATGGTTTTCGAATCTCCACTTTCACTGTTCCATCGTCCTGAGGGGTCTCGATCTTGCGAATCCGCATCTCTGCGGGTCGCTTGGTCATCTGCTTGCGCAGACTCTCCTCAGCCATGAATGGAGCAGGCCGTATGCAAGTGTTGGTCGCTACATGAACTGCCACACTGGCAGGTCGCACATCGTGTGCTGCTGGTCCGAATTCCGGGATCTCGGGCATTTCTGCCTTAAAGTGTCCCATCATCCGATTGATGTACTCTTTCGTAAGAGGTTCCATCAAAACCCGACGGTATGTCGGTTCTCCAGCAACATGCATTGCGCAGATCTTGCCAGTTATGGTAGCGTTGTGTGTAGCAATCAACGATCCACAGTCTCCGAAGGTGTTTGGTGCCACCCCACGGAGACCATCCACAAGTTTGAATGTCCGTTTGAATCGTTTGTCATCGATATCGTACTCCTCTTCTTCAAGAGCCTGTACCCGCTCGACACCTGTCTGAATCACTGACTCTACTGAGTCCGTCAGTGAAAATCTTACGCAAGACGACAGGTCTTTGGCGAGCTCCGCTTCTGTGATGAAGTGGTTTACGATATCACGCCTGTATTGGAATTGCTTCGGTAAGCGCATCGACATCGCGTCTCGGTCGTCATCTCTGAGGAAATCCACATCCTCAAAGTCAAAAATGTATACGCGATCTTGGAAGGTAAGCTCAACGCTCCACTCGTTATATTCTCCATAAGCGAGTGCAACGTCCAAGTAGTGGCCGGTTGTGAAAACTACGCGTCCTCCTGGTGAAAATCCATTCATAACAGGAAGAGCGAGAATTACTTCATCTGCCGCCCCCAACTTGGTGAACTGTACCTTACAAAGATTGTGTCGATACGTCTCTTCAATCAGTTTCGTTGTCACTGAGTCTCCATACTGCCCTTTTGCTCTGCCGCCGTCTACATGCCGAACGCGTGTAACTGGCCGTGAAA